CCCGGATCTTTACAGATCGGAAGACGGATTCTAGTTCCGTAACGAGGATTCAGATATTCTCTGATACAAGTTACCTTATGCCGAATACGACATAAGACGAGTTAGGTCTTCTTCTCACGGTCCTTGCCTATCTATGTGTTGTCAGAATGTACGCTGAGAGATACCCAATTTCTTCTTAAAGAAATTAGGTTCCTCAGGATACAAATCTGTCAATGCATAGGCAGCAGGAGACTCCTTCTTGAACTCTGGAGTAATGATGTCGAGACCTTGCGTAAAGGCCTCTTCATCAAACTCTTTAAGTTCAGGAACTGTAAAGGTTGGGCGTTTCATTACAATATTATCCAAGGCCCCTTCAAAGAGGTCATGGATAATATTGTAAGAAGGTAACAACCTTCACTCCAATTTCACATCAGAATGAGACTGGTCAAAACCAGGGACAGGGCGAGATCCATATTCCCCTTCTACCTTCACAAGTAGATTGGATAATAAGGATAACGCCTGCTCTCACTCTTTGAGATGCATTTTATGAAATGCAAATCGGATGTGAACAAGGATGTTTCTAAACTCTTCAGGATTAACCGAATTAGTTAGCAACTTTGTTGCCGCTAATCTTGGCCCTAAAGAGAGGAAACCAAAAGGTCCTTGTATTGTCCAAAGAATCGCTGCTTTCCTAGCGGCTCTACCTCCTAAAAGAGATAGAGGAGCTTTGGAAAACAGAGTTTCAATAGACTCTACAGGAACTGATCAACCTTTATTCAGAAGATCGACGAAGAGACTAGGAACCATAGTTCAAGTTTTAATGGCTTGAACCAGGTTCTTAGGACCGATAGGTGAAAATTCACCTTGGGGAGACACTAACCTCTTAGCAAACTCACATACTCCTTTATGGGAGATGAGAGATTTACTAGGATTAATGTCCAACCCAAGAATGAACATGATATTGGTATAGGAATCCGCAACTAAGCGATTCCCAATAACAATATCATCACCTAACAGTGCATAATCGTTAAACCACTGTGTAAAGCCAACCCTACGAGCGGCCAGTTGAACGATAACATGATGAGTTAAACCCAACATGTTAAAGGACGACAGGCAACCCATAGGTTGACCCACAGCGTATCGGATAGAAGTATCTATCTCAAAATCTTTCGATTTTAAGACAAAATCTCTATCAGAAACCAATGTTCTCCAAGCATCAGCTACAGACTTACCGAAAAGGTAAGCGAGTATATGATGTTGAAGAACAATTGGTAAACGATCAGTCGCAGCAGTCAAATCAAAGGAATAAAGATCGTTTAGCTTCTTCTCCATAAGGTTGTATAGAGGTTTCGATTGTTCAAAGGTTCCATCTTGTTTAATATTAAGCAAGATATGAGCCAATGAACGATGTAAACCAGTAAGTGAAGATTGAGTTCAACTATCTAAGATAGCGAATACTCTAACTTTACCTGCTCCCTCTTCCTTAAGACTTAACTTAGACAAAATAGGCTCCTTTATGGGAGTCAAATTTTGAACTAAGTTAATTTCTTTCAGAAGAGAGTCATATACATTAAATCCTTTGAAGAATTCAGAAAGGATTCTAATAGACTCTAGTAAGTGAGGATGATCTTTAAGTGCAAAAGCATCTAAAGAGAATCCAAAACTTGCTGGAGAGATATTAGGTCCTGCTGCATAGGATACATGAGATACATTTTTATAGATTGTCATTAATGGTTTTAAATCATCAAGGACAGTCTTTAACTCATAACGAGGTAAAGTAGGAGACATCCCTTTAAAAGGGGAAGTAATCGTACTTAACTTCAGTTGTGGTTTGTATCTCATAACCCTAAACAGACTAACGATCGATAGGATAGCACGTATCTCATTCGTCTTCGACTCCCTAATATAGGAGCGAAGAATAGAAGGAAGTATACGTGGTAATCCCGAAGTTAAACCCATTCTTATACCATCAGACCGATCTAATCTCTCACCAGAAATAAATTTCTGTATTACTCTTAATGATTCCTTCAAATACATTACTGTATGTGGAGTACCACTAAGTTTAATAAGAGAGACTATCCTTTTACCCAAAAGGTAAAAGGGTGTCGGATCCTGAATATCTAAAATCCAAACCAGCAATCGTATATATTTATCAATCATCGAGATTGTAATAAATACGGTGGCTTGATTAAATTGTATCTTCTTTCTTTTCAAAGAAGGAGAATAATTTATCATTTGCATTTTAAATATAATAAGAGTGTGCTTAATCAATAAATAAGCTACTTCGTCCTTGGACTCGCATGCCAAAGTATCATATTAAATATGATACCAGGTATCGGCGGCCAAAGAGATAGACCATTTTAAAAGCAATGGTCTACTTAAATTGAGAGATCAAACTCTATTTAAGATACAAGGTTAATGATCATGTCGTCCTCATTGATCAGATGAGAATTGTTACCCCATACAAAAGTATGGCAACGTGACATTCGGGAGATCAGCGACTATAGAAGTCGGCTAAGCCCCTTTACGGGGCTTAGT